GCAGTGGACGCCACCCGCAGCGCGGCCGAGGTGCTGTTCGCTCAGACGCTCCGCAAGTTGGCGTCGGTCGAGGCCGACGGGATTCTGGAGCGACGCAAGAAGCCGGCCAAGCTGGCGGCGTGGCTCGAAGCCCACGAAGCCCGTATGAAAACGGAATTGTGCGATGCCGCAAAGGCTACAGGCCGTCAAATTGACGAGTTCGCGGCCAACTGGATGAACGAGACGCGAGACCTGCTGCTGGATTGCCATCGCAGCGGAAAGCAGTACGAGGAGGCGACGGAAACATGGACGAGCAGAGTCGAGAAGACGTTGAACGCCGGCTGATCGAGACCGAAGCGGTCATCGAGCGGTGCCTGTGCGATAAGACCGGCAAGAAGAAGCCCGTAATTCGCGGGTATGCGGCATTGTTCAACAGCGATAGCCAAGACCTCGGTGGTTTTGTGGAGCGGATTGCCCCAGGCGCCTTCGACGACGTCATGAAGCGCGGCACTGACGTTGTCGCGCTCTACAACCACGACCCCATGTTCCTGCTTGGCCGCGAGTCGGCCGGCACGCTGCGGCTGTCGATCGACGATCGCGGCCTGCGTTATGAGATCGACCCGCCGGAGTCCAGGGCCGATGTGATCGAGGCGCTGGAAAGAGGCGATGTGCGGCACAGCTCGTTCGCGTTCCGAGTGAAGGGCACCGGCGAGCGCTGGAGCAAGACGGCCGACGGCCGGCAACTCCGCGAAATCCGGGCGGTCGACGGCCTGTTCGATGTTGGGCCAGTCTTGAAGCCGGCCTACACGGCGACCGAGTCGTTCGTGAGCCGCCGCGCCCTTGAGATGGCGCGGATGATGTACGCAGCGGGCGACTTCGTGGCGTGGGACGGCGGCGTTGGACGCATCCAGTACGTCATGGAAGAGGGCACGCTCGGCGACTATACGTCGCAGCCGCTGGAGGCGAAGCCCGGCGACCCCGTGGTGCTCGTTCTCAAGTACGAGCACGAAGAAGGGTACTGGGAAGAGACCGACGAATACGTCGGCAAGCGGATGAGTGAACTCGTTGCCGCGAGCGGCATCATGGGCGAGGCGCCTGCGTTCATCGACCAGATGCCAGACGAACGCACCGTGAATCTGCGGCCGACCGCCGGAATGGCATCGGCGGCCAAGCGTGGCCTTCGGCTTCACGAAGAAGGCAAGTCTGGCGACGGCCTCAAGCCGGAGACCGTGGCCCGCGCCAACAAGATCGCCAGGCGCGAGGAACTCACCGAAGACCACGTTCGCGAGATGAACGCATGGTTCGCCCGCCACGAGACGGCGAGCAAGTCTCCCGGCTGGGACAAGGCCGGCGAAGAGAAGCCGGGCTTCGTGGCGTGGCTCCTGTGGGGCGGCAACGCCGGCAAGAACTGGTCTGCCCGCAAAGCCGCCTCAATGGAGTCGGAGCGGAGCGTCGAGGAGCCTGCAGTAGAGGAGCGGCAGGAGGAAGAAGCAGAAGGCCAGCCAACCGCCGGCTCGCTGTCCCCCAACAACTACGCACTCTACGAGGCCGTCGAAAAGATCGCCCAGGATGGCGAGATGTGGCCGCAGGACGGGCCAGACGGCGCGCACTACATGAAGAAGAGCCCGTTTGCCGGGCAAGGCATGAAGTGCGCGAACTGCGTGTTTTTCAACAGCGGCGGTTCATGCGACGTCGTTTCTGGCGAAATCGAAGAAGAAGGTGTCTGCAAGCTCTGGATCATTCCGGAGGAGAAGCTGTCGATCGAAGACCCCCTTGCGGAACAGCCAGTCGCCGAGGAACCCCGCAGCATCAACGCAGCGTCTGTCGCCGCGCGGCTAAAGGCAAAAGCCCTGGAGTCCGCGTCTCATGGACGAACTCGCTAGGCTCCGCGAAGCGATAGCGCGAGCGGGAGAAGAGCTCCGCGCCCGCATGGGCGGCGGCAGGCCGAAGCAGCGCAAGAAGAAGCCCCGTATGCGCCCGGGCCGCCCTGCCCGCAACGGCAAAAAGAGCGGCTGCGGCACGGGCGACGGCGGATTCGGCGTCGGCAACAACTGCGCCAAGGAGGACGGCGTCCCGGATCGCCCAAAGTCGTTCGCGCAGGGCGGCGCCCTGAAGATGCCGAACGTCAAGAAGCTCAAAAAGGAAGTTGCGCAGGAAAAGGCCGCTGCGGCAGCAGCGGCTGCCAAGCAAAAAGCCCGCGAGATCGCTCAGAAAAAGAAGTCCGCGCTGTCCCGCAAAGAGGCGAAGGCGAAGAAGTCTGCCGAGGAGCAGAAGAAAGCAGCCGAGGCGTCTGCCGCCAAGAAGAAAGCGATGCTTCAGAAGATTCGCGTCAAAAAGGCGAATGAGCAGGTCAGCGTTGTCGGCACCCCGAAGAGCGTGGCCGAGCAGTTGGCGGAAGCGAAAACCGCCATGAAGCAGAAAACCGCCGAGGCGTCGAAACAACTGACTGTGTCCGGTACGCCAAAGAGCGTAAAGGAGCAGATTGAGGAGATTAAAGCGGCCGAGGCGAAAGCAAAGGCCGTTGAGGAGGCCAAGAAAAACGCCGCCGAGGAGGCCGCCGCGAAGCAAAAAGCGCTCGCCGAAGCGCAGGCAAAGACAACCGAACTGGGAAAGCCGGCGCCAGTCAAAAGGGTCGACTCTGAGTACGAAAAGGCTCTTGCTGCCGTCGAGAATCCTCCATCAACTCCGCCTCCGAGCGCACTGAAGATCGAGAAAACGCTTGGCGGATCGACCGGCGCTCAACTTGCGGCGGACAGTCAGGGCAACAGGTTCGTCATCAAGAGCGGGAAGACGAAGGGGCACATCGAGAATGAATCGCAGGCGGATGACTTATACCGCGCTGCCGGCGCTGATGTTCCCAGGCAGCAGTTGCACACAGACGCAGACGGAACCTCCAAGAAGGTGGCCGAGTTCGTTGCAGGAAAAACATTGGCAGACCTGAAGGCTACTGATGCGAAGAAGTACGACGCCGCCGTCGCGAAACTCAAGAAGCACTTCGTCGCCGACGCGCTGTTTGCTAACTACGACGTCGTCGGCATGAATCTGGACAACATTGTCGTCGGCAAGGGCGGCAAGGTTTTTCGGGTCGACAACGGCGGGTCGCTCACATACAGGGCACAGGGCAAGCAGAAAGACTTTGGCGCAGAAGTTGCCGAAATCGACTCACTGAGAAATTCGTCCGTAAACGCCGCTTCTGCAGGCGTCTTTGGCTCGATAACAAACAAAGAAATCAGCAGCCAGATAACGTCGTTGCTCAAGAGAAAAGAGCAGATTCTAGCGGCGGCCAAGACCGAAGACCTGCGGCAATCGCTTTCCAAGCGTCTCGATAGTCTTCAGCAGTGGCAAAAGAACTACAAGAAATTGTCCAAAATAAAGGTCGCCGCGCCGCAGAGTTACGTCGCCGCGAACGGAGCCGGGCTTGAGAAGGCGATTGAAAGCCTCAAGTCTTCTAGCAACGTGAAGCCAGATGTCGTGCAGGCTGTCAGCACGGGACGAACGTCGTCGCTGATGACAGAGGATGACAGGCACGCCGCAGCGAGCGCCGTGTGGACGCATAGCCTGACTTCCTTCGAGAAATCAGCGGTGCGCAAGTGGGGAGAAAACGGCTTCATTGACATCCTCGGGATAGAAAAGAAGGGGCCGGCCGCTGTAGCCGGAAGCGATCTTGCGAAGCGATTCCGAAAGGGCGTCGAGAAGTTGCCTAAATACAGCGGCACGATTACGCGACGGCTTGATTCAATCAAAGGCGATCAAATCAAGTCGTGGCTGAAGACAGGCCGGTGGACTACAGAGCACCCGTCGGCCCCAGGAAACCCAACGCACGCGTCTTTTTCCACAATCGACAAGGCCACCGACCTTGAGCAGTCCATCAAGAATGGGTCAATGTCTCCAGGGAAGGGCAGCGTTGTTGTTGTCATCAGAAACTCGACCCGCGCTGCCGATACAGGAAGGCTGCTGACGCACAGCCACGAAAAGGAAGTGATCCTGCCTCCGTCCGGGAGTGAGGCTCATAAAGTTATTGACCACTACTGGATTGTGGACAAAAATCACCCTGCGGTAAAAGCAGGCAAATACAAGCAAGGAGACAGGGCCAGCGACTCATCCTTGTCGTCTGCTATGGGCGGCTCTTGGGATCAGACGCAGCAGAGCAACGCTACTTTTGTGCTTATCGTCGACGAGGATCACAGCGTCGCCGTCGGAAAAGCCAAACCAAAGAAGAAAGGCTAAAAATGCCGCTTGAGCGCAAGAAGTGGGAGGATATTCCGGAACGCGACCGACGGAATAACTACTACGGAGAGCAGGAGTTCTCAGAGTTCGAGGATGAGATGCAGCAGTTGGCCGCAGATTTGAAGAAAACCACGAGCGCGGAGGAGTTCTCGCAGTGGCTTGCCGACAACGGCAGGCGTTGGCTGCCAGACTGACTTGCACGCCACCACGCGCACTTGGTAGGCTACAGGGAGATACAAGTTACCGGAAGGACTTTCGGTAACTCGGTGCGAGTGCTTTGAGGACTCAAGGCGCGGCGCGCTTGCGGGATTTTTCACCCGCCGGCCGTTGCGTCATCGCTATTTCGGCCGGCTCAACAGGAGTCAGTCGAACATGGCAGCGAGCAACCTCAAGAAACTTCAGGATCGTGCGGCCGCGATTGCGGCCCGCCTCAACGAACTCGCCGACACCGAAGAGCGGTCGGAAGAGCAAACCACGGAACTCCGTCGGCTGACCGACGAGGCCGACAAGGTTCAGGCAGACCTGGAGTTTGAGCAGAAGCTCGCCGCCAAGGAGGCGGAACTGCGGGCCGTGGTCGAGCGGGCCGCTCCCGCGAAGGCCGTTGCCCCCGAGGCCGAGAAGCCGGCCGAGAAGAAGGTCGAGATTCGCCACGCCTTGCCCCACCACACCGAACTTCGCGCCTTCAATGAAGGGCCGGAGTCGGTGGAGGCCGCCTATCGCGTCGGCCGCTGGATTCGGGCGACGGTGTTCAAGAACTCGGACGACCTCCGGTGGTGCCGCGACCACGGCGTCGAGGCTCGTGCTCTCAGCGAAGGCACGAACTCGGCCGGCGGTCATCTCGTCCCGCCGGAGTTCGCCGCCCGCGTGATTCGCTTGGTTGAGACCTATGGCACGATGCCCGGCGCTTGCGAGCGCGTGAGCCTCGCCCGTGACGTCATGACCATCCCGAAGCGATCGACCGGCACGACGGCCTACTTTGTGAACGAAGCCGGCTCCATCAGCGAGAGCGACCCAGCCTGGACGACCGTGACGCTCAACAGCAAGAAACTTGCTGTGGCGACTCGGCTGTCGAGCGAAGTAATGGAGGACTCCGCGTCCTACGTCAACATCGCTGACGCGGTGACGCAGGAGTTTGGCACGAGCCTGGCGCTCAAAATCGACCAAGCCGGCTGGCTTGGCGATGGCACCAGCACTCACGGCGGAATCACCGGCCTCGTGTCGGCGATCGGTGCCGCCGGCGTGTCGGCTTCCGTGGTGACAGCCGCCACCGGCAACACGGGCTTCGAGACCCTCGATCTCGAAGACTTCCTCGCCATGATCGGCAAGTTGCCGATCTACGCTCGGGCGGGTGCAGCGTTCTACGTTTCCCCGGCCGGCTACGCGGCGAGCATGGCTCGCCTCAAGTACGCCGTCGGCGGCAACACGGTGTCCGACATCAGCGGCGGTACAGGCGAGTCGTTCCTCGGATTTCCTGTGCGTCTCGTGCATGTCATGGACAGCACCCTCGGCGCCGATTCGGCAAAGATCAAGGTGTTGTTCGGAAACCTTGGCCTGTCGAGCATCTACGCCTCGCGGCGTGAGTTCTCGATGAAGCTCTACGATCAGGTCTACGCGACCAACGATCAGCTTCTGATGCAGGGCACCATGCGGTTTGACATCGTTCACCACTCGCTTGGCTCGACGACCGAAGTCGGCCCTGTGGTGGCACTGAAGACCGCCTAAACCCCATCAAGGAAGGATTCGCGCAAATGACTGATTCGCAGAACCATCGTGTAGTTGCCGAACTTCCAGCCGCCGCCATCGGGGCGACGGCGACGGCGGCATTGACGATCGACACCGTCGGGTACGACTACGCAAGCATCACGGTGCTGCGTGCGTCGAACGCGTCGACGACGTTTGCGAACGTGCTTCGGGTCGAGCAGTCAGACTCCAGTGGGTCTGGCTACTCTAACCTGACGCCGTTTGTGATGGGAACGGCCGGGGGCTTCACTGTCCCCGCAGTTCCGAGCGCCGCAACGGCGTCGACGTCGGTCGTCAAGCTGGACATCAACACGAAGGCACTGAAGCGCTACCTGAAGGTGTCTTACACACCTGGCGCCTCTGCCAACGTCGCGATTACCGGCCGCCTGTCGAGAGGGGAGGTTTCCCCGTCGAGCGCGTCGGAGGCAAACGTCCTCGCCTGGGTTATTGGTTGATTCCCGTATAGCGGGACGGCCATGACGGCCGGCTAAGGCGCAAGGATGCGCGCCCGCTCCTAAACAAGGAGCGAAAGATGCTGGTCAGGGTAGGCAGTTGTGAAGCCGAGGTGCGGGTGTGTGCCGTAATGAGCACCCCGCGCCTCGGGTTCACGGACAATTTTTTCTGCGTGCACTCGGCGCTCACGCCGCACCAGATTCCCGTCATCAAACATACGGGGGTCTTTTTCGGTCAGTGCTTGTCGAGGTCGATCGAGAGCGTCATCGACAAATACGATGCCATTCTCACGATTGATTACGACACCGTATTCAGCGGGAAAACCGTCGAGGCACTCCTGGCCTTGATGATGCACAGCGGCGTCGATGCCATCGCTCCGTTGCAGACCAAGCGGGAGTCGCCGTGCGTCATGTTTGCGCTCCCAGGCGTGAGCAGTGACGAGAAGACGACCGTGGACGGAGACTGGTTCTCGAAGCCCGTTCAACTCGTCGAGACGGCGCACTTCGGCCTAACGCTGATCAAGACCGCCGCCATCAAGAAGATGGCAAAGCCGTGGTTTATCGCCACTCCAAATGATAGCGGTGACTGGAACGGCTCGCACGTTGACGAGGACATCTCATTCTGGAAGGGCTTCGCCAAGGCCGGCAACAAGCTGGGCCTTGCGACCAACATCAGCGTCGGCCATGCCGAACTGATGATTACATGGCCGAGCCGCGAGGTCGAAGGCGGCAAGGTTCAGCAGCACACGACCGACTTCTGGAATGGCGGGCAGATGCCGCCCGAGCAGGCCTGGGGGGTTCTAAAATGAAAGTTCGGATCATTCGCGCGTTTGACGGATACCGGCGGGGGATGGTCTTCGACTTCCCGGACGGGCTGGCAAATATGCTCAAGTCTCGCGGCTTTGTGGAAGAGGCCATCGAGGCGGCGGCTGTCGAGGAGCGCAGCGAAAAAGCCGCGATTGACATGAAGCCACGGAAGCGGAGGCAGCAGTGACGCTCATTTTCCCGTCGCCAGAGAACCCAGGCATCGCGTTGACGCCGTATCGCAGCCTTGTGCGCACGGTGCCGCCGGCAGTTGAGCCAGTCACGCTTGCGGAGGCCAAGGCCCATTGCCGCGTTGACACCAACGTCGACGACGCGCTGATTTCTGCGCTCATCACGGGCGCGAGGGAGTACGTTGAGGGCCGGCTGGACGCCACGCTCATCACGACCACCTGGGAGGCCCGGTACGACGCGTTTCCGGAGTGGGAGATCATTCTGCCACGGCCGCCGATGCTGCCGTCAATCGTGACCGTGACGTATCGAGACCAGGGCGGCGCCTCGCAGGTCGTTACGAGTGCTACAAGCGCATTTCAGGTCGACAACTACGCAACTCCAGGTCGTATCTACCCCCGCTACCTCGAAGTCTGGCCGCCTGTTCGCGGCGACGAAAACAGCGTTACAGTCCGGTGGTCTGCCGGCTACGGAGCATCTGGGGCTTCCGTCCCGCAGTCGATCAGACACGGGATTCTCTTGCTCATCGGCCACTGGTACGCCAACCGCGAGGCGGTGACGTCGGGCCAGATGGTCAACGTGCCGATGACCTTCGAGACACTTATGGCAGCGAGCGGCTGGGGCGGATACCGATGAGCGTCGTCGCGCAGGTCAGCGGAAGCGTTAGAGCTAGACGCCTGTCGCAGACCGGCCTGACGCGATCCATTGAGGATCATCCGATTGACTTCAGCATCGACGTCGGCGACTGCACAAAAGTCTGGAGTGACCGACGGACGTTCTCCAGCATTGGCTACGACGAGGTCGACTTTTCGGCGATTGGCATCAGCGTCGTGAAGTTGCTCTGCATCAAGAACCTGTCGACAACCAATCAGATCGCCCTCTCGGCCGGATGGACGGGCTCGCAGTTCAGCGTCTTCCGCCAGGACGCCACAAGCTGGAACTTCTCGCCGATGATCAACCTGGGCTCCCTGACGCTTCGAGGGTATCCGATCCGAGAGGGCGGCTCGATGCTGCTCTCATGCCCGAATTCAGCCGGCTTCGCGACGACCTCTGGCGGCTCGATTCTCCGCATCGGCGGGACGAACGGGCAGGCCTACGAAATCTATGTGATGGGAACCTGAAATGGCACTCAACGCCCAAATCATGCTTTCGATCCTCTCTCACGAGACGAGCGCAAGCGACCTGTCGCGAACGCTGCGGGCAACGCCGGCCTCGTACGCGCTGTCCCTGACGGAAGGCACTGGCGCGAACCAGGCCCAAATCGTCTGGAGCGGCTCCCGGACTGCCACGACTTCAAACGACGACCTCCCGCTCAAGACGCTGCCAGACACACGCGACGGCGCGGCTGTCGTTGTCGCGTTCTCAAACATCAAGCTGGTGTACGTTCGCAACACGAGCGCGTCAGCAACGCTGGCAATCGGAGGCGTCACTGGCGCCACGAATTTTGCGGGCCTTCCGATCTACGTGCCGCTCCAGATCGCGCCGGGAGGGTGCTACTTGTATTCGTCTCCAGGG